GTGGGCCTGCATCGGCGCGGTGCGCAGCAGCAGGATATCGCCCGCGCGGCGGACACCGGTCGCGCCATGCAGTCCGACCGCGGCAAGCGCACTGTCGGGAATGGCGATGGTACGGCGGCGCGGGCGATAATCGGCTGGCAGGTCGGGCTGCACGCCGACCTGACGGAGGCTGGCGAGCACCAGCCCGACGCAATCGAGGCCGGTGGCCGGATCGCGCCCCTGCAGGCGGAACGGCGTGCCGATCAGATCGCAGGCCGCCGCGCAGAGCGCAGGCTGTCGGTCCATCACCCGCGCGCCGGATAGCGGGCGACAAGATCATTGCCGGGCAGGAATGGCTCGCCGCGAAAGTTCACCGCGTTGCCGAAACGCGCGGCGCAGGTGGCGATCGTCCGGTCGCATCCTTCGCGCAGGCGCACGCGCGTGCCGACCTCGACGCCATCGGGGATCGTGCTGTCGAGCACCAGCATCCCGTCCTCCTCCGCCAGGATCGTATGACGCAGGCCGATCGCTTCGCCCGCCAGCCAGCGCAGCTCGCCGAACACGAAGGGGCCGGTCGCAAGGCCGCCGAAGGCCACCGCATTGCCAGCTGCGTCGATGGCGGAGACGGTCGCCTCACGCGTAAAGCGCACGGGCGAAAGGTTGCAACCCGGCCCGCAGAAGCGCGCGCGGCATCCCGGGCTGGTGCGCGGCACCGGATCGAAATCGAGCGCCGCCTTGAGCGAGCGCAACCGGGCCGAGAATGCCTCTCCCTCCATCTCCGTCTCGCCGATCGTCCCGCTGAACAGCTCCTGCGCGTTGCCGGTCTGCCAGTCGATCGTGCCGACGATCACCGCTGCGCCATCGAAGCGGCCAGCGGCGAGATCGGAGGCGCTGATGGCATCATGCGTCAGCGCCCCATCCATCTGCGCGTCGTCGCCCGTAACGTCTGTGGTCAGGCGGATCGCGGCGGGGCGGATGCCGGGGGCCGCGCGCAGCGTCAGCCCATTCAGCATCAGGTCGCGATCATGGCTGGTAAATCCCAGCGTCACACCGTCGCGCCGTTCGATCCGCCAGAAGAAAGCTGTGGTGGCCAGCAGGTCCACGCTCATGCCGCTTCCCTGATCTCGACCAGCGGAACGCTGGGGGCCTGCCCTGCAGCAAAGCCCGCCGCGTTGATCGCCAGGCGATCTTCGGCAAAGCGAACCGGCACGTCGAACAGGAAGCCCGCCCGAACCTCCGTACCCTCTGCGGGCGCGGCGTCGAGCACCACTTCGCCCAGCGGGTCGAGCGAAAAGGCGGCGGTTTCCTGACCGCCGACCGAGACCTTCACCGTGGCAGAGCGCGGCCGGGTGATCCGCCGGACCTGCGGCTCTTCCCCGTCTCCATATCGTTTGACGAGCGCAAAGCGCGTGCGCTCCCCGTCGCCTGTGCCAATCAGCTGGTCCTGCGCACCGGGCGATCCGGTTGCGCCGTTCGACGAATGGTCGAACGGATCTGCCAGGCGAAAGCCGCGCGCCGGGCCGTGACGGGCGCGGAAGAAGGCGAGCAGGGTGGCCAGCTCGGCTTCCGAACGAATGCCGGGGCCGACATCGAAGTGCAGCCGCGCATCCGCCCAGTGTGCGGTGCGCCGTTCGTGGCTCGAGGCGGTGACCAGCACCGAGGTGGAGAATTCGGGACTGGCACTGGCATCGCGCCCCAGTGCGAGTGGATAGGAAATGTCATCGAAGCCTTGCATATGGTCCTCTTTCGATGGCGCGAGCCGCGTGTATCCGTCGCGCGCGACCTGCGGCAGCGCCCAGACGAAGCGTTGGTTCACGCCCCGCTCCGCTGCCTCGTCCAGCGCCTCGTCGATCCGTGGCCACAGCGTTTCGGCATCCGGCGCAGACAGCACGAAGCCAGCGAGATAGTCCTGCCGGTCGGCCGGGTAGCCGAGCCGAGCATCGACCAGATCATAGGCATTGCGCCGCCTGGTGGTGGCATCCGCGATCAGCCAGTCGTAATCTTCGACCTGAAGCCGGTCGAAAGCGGGAAAGGCCCAGCCGACGGGAAGGTTGGCGCGCTTGAGTTCGGGCATCAGCGGGTCGAGCACGGTTGGCGTAAAGACCAGCAGCAGCAATTCGGCCGGCCCGTTCGCCGCATCGCGCACGGCATCCGCCAGCGCGGCGGTGGATTGCGCCAGAAGCGTACCGACCCAGTCGAGAAATTCGAAATGGTTCTGGTAAAGCGGCAGCTTCATATCCGGGATATGCGGCGCGAATGGCTGGGCGTTGGCCTTGATCCATGAATCGTAGAAGCACGGCGTGCCGTCCGGCATGACCCACCACCACGGCTCCCCGATCTGGAACCGCACCGGCACCCCCGCTGCCTCGATCAGGCCGACGAACCGCCGCGCAACCGAACGCAGCCATTCCATCGCCGGCTCGCTGGTGGGGCGCAGCACGGTGGAGGGCGGATCCCAGCCAGTCAGCGCCTTGAGCCCGAAGTAGCTGCGCTGGCTCCAGTCGTCCGGGCAATGGTCGGCCAGCAATTCGTAGGACAGCGAGACGATCGGATCGAACCCGGCTTCGGCAAGCCCAACCAACAGGCTTTCGTGCCAGGCGCGCGCGGGCTCGCACAGCGTCCCGTCGGGGTCGGCGAGCAGGCGGCCTTCGCCCGGCACCAGCCGGAAGAAATGGCTCATCCCGACATAATGGATCACCCGCCCGCGATAGCCGAGGTGGCGAACCTGGCGGATCAGCCGGGCCGGGGTCTGGTTGAAGGCGTCGTCGTAGGCGGTCGCAATCTGCTCGCCATGTTCGGGCAGCAGGCTATCGCCGATTTCCAGCATGGCGCGCGCACCGTCGCAGGAAATCGCGCTCAGTTCTGCCCAGCCATCCGCGCGTGTCGGCAGCGGATCGGCTCCCCCCGGCACGTATCCGGGCGGGACGAGAGAGATGAACATGCGATCTATGTCGCCGGGGTGGACCGGTTCGCCGGGCACGGCGAACCCGCTTTCAAGCGACGAGAAGGGCAGGGTTACGAGCGCATCTTCGGGCGAACCATCGGCGTAGTTCCACAGGCGCACATACCAACTGCGCGCATTGCCCGCCGCGTCGCGCCCCTCGATCGTCAGGGTCGGGCCGTTGACCGCGTCGAGCGCGATCACCCCGCCGCTGCGCCAGTGGAAGCTGAGCACAGTGTGGGCATAGTCGCGATCTGTCGCGTAGGCGTGCAGCGGATGGTCGAGCGTGTCCTCGCTCGCCCAGATCAGCCCCGCCAGCTCGCCCGAATGGTGAAACTCGCACGTCACCCGCAGCGCATCGGGGGCGGTGGTGACGACGCTGGCCATCATCGGGCGGGGGAAATTGACCGTCCAGAACCGCGGATCGAAACGCTGGATGTGGTCGTGTTCCTGCCCCTTGCGGGCAGACGCGAGCCAGTATGCCATCAGGATCCCTCCATCGCACGGCGCACTGCCGCGGCAATCTGTCGGCTGGAGCGTTCCAGCGCGACCGGCGCCGCCGTGCCCGCAGGCGCAGCCAGCTGGATCGAAACCGCGACCTGCCGGCTATCTCCCGCCGCCGCGGCAGGAACGATCCGGCCATCGCCCGGTGGGACGAACAGCTCCGGTCCGCGCTCGCCCACGAGATAACCACGCTGCGCGCTCACCGGGCCGCCCGTGGCGCGGCCCGGCAGGCCGAGTGCTCCATTGAGCAGCGTTCCCAGAAAGCCACCGGCGGGATTGCCCGCGCCAAGCAGCTGGCGCAGCCCGAGCTTCAGCGCCTGCGCCGCGATCCGGTCGATCGCTTTGCTGGCTGTTTTCTGCAGGTCTTCGAAGCCGAGGCTACCGCGCCGGATTGCAGACAGCAGGCCGCGCTCCAGCACATCGCCCGCGCGGGCAAAGCCGGACACCAGTTCGCCATCGAGATCGCGCCGCATTTGCGCCATGTCCTGGGCAAAGCCGCGCGTGTTCGCGCGCACATCGACCAGCAGTTCGTCGACCGTTTCGCTTGTCGGATCAGCCATCGGGATCGCGCTCCATCATGCTTTCGAGATCGCCGCGCGCCATGCCTTGCGCGGTGGGAGTAACCGGGCCCAGCGCGGTGGCGAGTTCCGCCGGGGTGGCGCGCCAGAACGCCTCCGGCGGCCAGCCGAGCGCCTGTGCGGCAAGCGCAGCCAGCGGCGGAAGCCCGCTCCTGAACTCGCTCATCAGCGGCCCTGCAGGATCGCGGCGAGCAGGGCACGCAGCGGTTTTGTGGCTGCGGCCAGTCCGCCCGCGATAATCGCTTCGCCCACAGCCTCCCGGCTCAGACCGTCGCGCGTTTCGAGGCAATGCCAGAACAGCGCCGCGATTTCGGACAGGCGCAGTTCCCCTGCGCCCGCCCGTTCGACCAGCGCGAACAGCGGGCCAAGCTCTTCTTCTGCCGCGACCAGCGCGGTAAAGCTGGGGCGCAGCGTTCGCCGTTCGCCCGCGATACGCAAGGCCGCCTCGCCCCTGACCGGGTTGGCCGCGCTCATGCCGGGGCGACCGCGCCCGAGCTTTCGAGCTGGATGGTGTAGTTGCGCTCGCCGTTGAAATCGCCCGAATAGTCGAGCCGCTGGACGAGGAAGCGGCCGCGCAGCCGCGCGCCATCCTCGAACGACAATTCGTAATCGTCGATCGTGCCTGCCAGCGCGTGGGCCTGTACGCGCGCCTCTGCATCGGAGCCGAGGAAGATACCGCCCGCACTGACCGAGACCGAGCGGGTGCCCGCGCCCGACAGCAATTCGCGCCAGCCGCCCGAATCCTTGTGCGTCACCACCACGCTGTCGCCGTTGATCGCCATTTGCGTGGTGCGCAGCCCGGCGACGGTTTCGTATGCGGGCGGCACTGCGCCGTCGCCGATCTTGAGAAGGAAGGCGGAGCCTTTTTGGGCGGTCATGACGGGAAGCCTTTCTGAACGGGTCAGGGTTGAGTGGTTTCGAGGATGCGGAAGCGGTATTCGCGCAGGATCGCGCGGGCATTGCGGGGGCGGCGCTCGGCGCGGCCCCGCAGGAAGGTGGCGCTCACGACGCGAAAGCCGATCTGGGCGGCGGGGAGCGCGAGGGCGCGCGCGTCGACCCGTTTGGCGAGATCGCCACCGATCGCGGGATCGTCGCCATGCAGGCGAAGCTCCACCGCGACGCGCACTTCGCGCCCCGCGCAGGTCTTGGTACTCCAGTCCGCCGAGGCGCTGGCAACCAGCGCCAGCCAGGGGGTGGACGCACGCTCGATCTCGGCCTCGGCGACGATATTGAGTGCCGACGCGATGGCGGGATCGGCGCGCAGATGCTCGATCAGCGCGGCGCAAAGCTGGGTTTCCATCAATCGTCTCCGAAGTCGGGCCAGAGCTTGTGCGCCGAGCGCCAGGACTTGCTGCCGGGACGCTGCGCCCGCGCGTCCAGACGGCGCAGCGCGCGCCGCTCCAGCGCATGGGCAAGTCGGTCGA